TGTAAGGGTTGTCTACACTGTGTCCTCCAGCTCCTGCACCTCCACCGATTGCTGTTTGTGAAAAAGCACTTGAATTACTACCTGACGCACCTACAGTTCCTGCCGCTGTATAAGCCGCACCAGCACCAATTGTTATAGTGTAGTCTGTTTCTGAAGGGCCAAAATCATTATACTCAATTGCTCCACCAGCACCTCCACCACCAGCAAGAGATCCACCGCCAGCCCCTCCGCCAGCAACAATAATGGCATCTAACGTTGCCCCTGCTGGGGCTGATGAAACAGTAAAAGTTCCAGAAGAAGTGAACGTGTGATATTTGTAGCCTCCAGCCGAACTTTCTGTACCGCCAGATGCTTCAATGGGGCCACTTGCACCTCTTGTTGGGTGACTGCCAAAGCCAAGCACGTTATAGCCAAAATTACTCATGCGTCATTTGCTGCGTCAGTTGTAAAGAATAATTTAATGCCTAACAATCTTGCATCTCCAGATTGATTGTCTGCCGAAACATCACGCATGATTTGGAAGTAAGTCTGAGTATCTACGGCAGCGTTAGCGATAGTGACTGCACCAGAAACTGCTGTAACGTTAATGTCATTAGAAGTTCCAGAGTGTGCTTTAGCAGTTGCAACTACGTTAGTCCCAAACGCTGTGTTTATGCTTGCATTGTCCGCAAAAGAAACGCCAGACAATCCCCACGCTACAGTTCCTGTGTTAGTGCCTGTTACCGTAAAAAAAACTTGGAATGTAACTGTTCCTTCGTTCCACGACTTTGGAAACGCTACAGTGAATTGTGCATTTTCATCAGAGCTTGCATCAAAATCTAAGCATTTAAGTTCTGGGCCATTACTTAGCTCGACTTGAGCTAATGCTGCACAACCTGCTGTTGTATTAGGGTACATTGCAGCAGCAGGTACATAAATAGTTTCAAGTCCTGCTTGTTTTAATGTACCAACACCATCAAGTTTATTTAGTTCTGCGGCTGTACTTGTAACTGCTGTACCATTAATAGATAAAGCATCTGTTTCTAATGTTCCATCTATATCTGCATCACCACTAATATCTAAAGTAGCTGCATCTAGTTCGCCAGTAATAGTAAAGTTTCGTAAGCCTGTATAGTCTTTATTAGAATCAAGAATTACTGCTTTGGAAGCAATTGCAGTTCCAACTGCGGTAGCACCTAAGTCTAAAGCATTGAGTTCTCCGACAACTGCTGTAATACCATCAAGAGCATTAAGCTCTGCTGCCGTACTTGTAACGCCATCCAATATATTGAGTTCAGCAGCAGTGCTAGTAACTCCATCTAAAATGTTTAGTTCCGCTGCGGTACTTGTTACACCGTCAAGGATGTTTAACTCTGCTGTTGTAGCTGTTACTCCATCAAGAAGATTAATCTCAGTAGCTGTTGAAGTAACTGCTACGTCTTCATTGATTTTAGGTGAAGTAAGAGTCTTGTTGGTCAGGGTGTCTGTAGATACAAGAGAAACTAAAGTTGAGTTAGCTCCAGCAGGAAGCATTAAAGTATTAGTAACGGCTGCTGAGTGTGGTTGTGCGTAAACCTTTTGACCATGACTGTTGCTTTCACAGTTAAAAACTATAGCACCTGAGTTAGTGTTACCTCTGACTACGACTGTGCCTGTTCCATTAGGAGCAAGGTCTAAAGTAGCGTTAGAAGTTGTAACAATGTCGCTACCATTAAGGTCTAAGTTGCCACCTAGTTGTGGAGTTGAGTCTTCTGAAACATTTGAAATACCAGTTGAAGTTGCAAGTCCTGATACAACAGTGCTTCTTGTAATTTTCTTTAAACCACCACCCGAAGTATCTACAGCTAACAAAACATCATCATCCGCTACTGTAGATATTTCAGATAAAGAACCTACTGCTACTGGATTAAAATTTGTACCGTCTGCAATTAATAAGTGACCAGCAGTATTAGTACCCATTGTAAGATCGTCACCGCCAATAGTAAGATCACCTGTAAGGGTTAGATTTCTTACTCCGGTGTAGTCTTTGTTTGCATCAAGCACAACAGCTTTAGAAGCTACGGCAGTTCCTATTGCTGTAGATCCTAAGTCTAAAGCATTAAGCTCTCCGACAACGGCTGTAACACCGTCAAGAGTATTTAACTCTGCGGCTGTAGAGGTTACACCGTCGAGTATATTAAGTTCTGCTGCGGTAGAAGTAACGCCATCTAAGATGTTAAGTTCGGCTGCGGTACTTGTTACGCCATCAAGAATGTTTAGTTCAGCAGCGGTGCTTGTGACACCATCTAATATGTTTAACTCTGCTGCGGTGGAGGTGACTCCATCTAGGATATTTAGTTCCGCTACGGTAGACGTAAGTGCCGTTGTTCCGTCGTTCAGAGTTGCGTAAGTTACTGTTCCGGTAAACGTAGGACCAGCAGTGTCTGCTTTAGTCGCAACTGCTGTTGCAATGTTATCAAATTCAGTTTCAAACTCTGCGCCCTTAATTATTTTACCGCTGTCACCAGAGGGTAAACTATCTTTGGCTTCAAAGTCTGTAGTTTTCGTATAATTAGACATTAGCTAGATTCCCTCAAGCAATAAAAATAGGGACAAAAAGGGGGTCAATGAAGACCCCCATAAAAGTTCGTTACTCAGCAATAGCGAGAACGAAACCAGCCTCAGGACGATACACCTGAACTCCATACAGACAGTCAGCCGTAAAGAGAGTTGAGAGGTATTCCTGCTTGTACTGGGTTTGTGAACGTACTGATTGTTGCTCTGCAAGGACAATAGCTTCCTTGTGGAACAACATAGCAGCACGTGTGTCGATAGAAGACGCAGTGTTATCACCAGCAGCTTCAATCGTTGCACAGTTAGCAGACACGTACACGTCTACACCGTACAGATTACCAATAAGACCGGAGTTTACCGCCTGACCACTTACGAAGTCAGAAGATACATATCGGTCAATACCCATAATCGTGTTACGAACAGAAGGAGGAATAACAAGCACACGTCCGTCCATAGGTACGTTGTTGTCGTCCAGTTTCTGAATCATGTTGCGGAAAAACGCATCAGAGAAAACGTCAGCAGCAACTGCTGTGTCGTCTGTGTACTGAGTTGTTGTACCACCGTCGTTAAAGAAACAACCTGTGTGCTGGTAGTCAGTAGGAGCTACTGAGCCAGTGTGTACGATTGCGCCACCGTTACCAAACCCAGTACCACACGAGTGTAGGTCTGTGTCGATTTTGACAGCCAAAGCGTAACCAGCGTCTTCTGTGTAGAACTGACGCAAGCTGTTAAGAGCCTGTACTTCAACGATGTCTTCAACGAGCCTTGAGTATTCAAAGTGTCGGTCAATGTCAACGGTCAGTTCAGACTCAGTGTTGGCAATGATAGTAACCGCTGTGTCAGCAGCCTTAGCATTGGCATCACCACGAGTAGGCTTAGGAATGTGGAGCTTGTCGCCCTTCTTTCCGTTCATGCCAATTTTCTTGACAAGAGGAGCCATCTTAAGGTTTTTTTGGTAAGCAGCTATAATTTCGTCAGACCATATTTCAGGTATAAACGTAGCTGCTTCTGTTTTAGCGGTATTACCCCCCGCTCCGGGATATGTTGCAGTAGCCATTTGTCACAATCTCCTATAGATTATTTGACTCGACCCTCTGCGTAAGCTGTTAATATCTCTTCTGAGATAGATTGATAACGCTCAGGGTCTGTTCTCATTAGTTTTATAATGTCGGCCCTACGATATATTTTTCTACGGTTTCCTTCAGCACTGCCTTGTGCGCTACCTGTGTTGGCTGCTTTAAGTTGCTGCTTACGCGCTTGTTTTTCAACTTGTGCGGTCTGCTCTGCAACGGTCTTGCGTTCTTTCCATAAGGAAAAAAGTTCATCAGCGGCTTCGGAATTGAACCGCTGGTCAGCTTCTACAAATAACTGAGTCCTAATCTTGGAAGCTTTGATCCAATCAGCAAACTTCTCATCCTTGAGAATGTCCTGCATGTCTGGGTGCTTACTCTGAAGCGTTGCCAAAGACGTTTGCTTTCGGTACTGATTTGAATACGCTTGTGCTTCTTTGATCTGAGGATGGTTCTCAATTGCACGATTAACGGCTGCTTGAGGGTCCGTAAAATAATCTATATCTTCTTCAGGCTCAACGGGTTGTTGAGGTGCTGGTTGTTGTGGTTGACTTGTTATGTAGTCATCTACAACTTTACGAAGTTCTCCTACTTCAGAAGACTGACGACCTAAAAGCTTTTCAGCTTCTTGGTGCATCTGCACAACTTG